ACATAATATTCAATGAATTCCTCATCAGCATCCATAATTGCTAATACATCTTTTTCCTTAATTTTAATTCTATTTTCTTTAACTAATTGTACAGGTAAATAATGTTGTAATACCAAAGAATTGTTATTTCTATAGTCTATGTGAAAAGCCATTGGTTCTTCCAACACATAATGTGAATCAGCGTTATGTTCACTTATAAAAAGGTTGTCTACATTGGCTATTAAATCTTCTCCATTTTGTAATTTTATTATTTGTGTATTAATCATTGTTTAATCCTATTTTATATAGTTTGTATGGAAATTGTTCATCAGTATAAATTTTGGTTCTTTCAACAAAATGTTTTAATGTATAATTCATATGTTTTTTCCACCTAAGGTCATCAGCTATGTCGTAAAGAGTTGCTTGGTCTTTTCCTTCAGATTGACGTAAACCACGACCAATCGATTGTAAAGTTCTAATACTAGATTTCGTAGGCATAGCAAAAATAATATTATGCAAATTTCTAATATTAATGCCAGTACTAAAAGTACCAAAGGAAGCAACAATGATAGCATCATTTTCAATCTCCATTATCCGTCTAATTTCTTCTCTATCGGCAGTATCAGTTCCACCATGAACAAAAAATACTTTTCTATTGCCAATTTTCTCTGTATCCTTTATCATATTATACAGGACTTCTCCATGTTTTTCAACCATTTGATATAATATTAATGTATTATTTTTTAAGCTAACTGCAAGATTCTTAATGAATTTATTTCTTTCTTTGTTTGAAATAAGATATTGTATTTCTTCTTGATAAGTTTTATCTTTTAAGTATAAACAATTTTCATTTGAATGTTTAAGTACCAAACATTTAATTTCAAAGTTTGACACTTGATTTTTATCAATCAATTCTTTTGTTGTAATAACCTTATTTACAGTACCAAAAAGGCCTTCTAATACCAATTTATGTGTTTTTGTTCCATCTAAAGTACCGGTAAGACCTATACGGTATTTGGCATTAACACATAAAGTAAGAATTGTGGAAAGTGATTGTGCTTTAAAGTTGTGAGCTTCATCACCAATTACATAGTCAAATTGTTCAAAATATTCTTTTGGCATTTTGTATATTGATTGCCAAGTTGATATTGTCAATGGTTTTTTTGTATATTTTTCTTTACCTTGATAGATTCTATGTACTGTACCTAATATGGTAAATTGACATTCTTCTCCTGTTTTGGCATAATCTTCAAAGTCAGAATATAACTGTTCTACTAAAGAAGTAGTTGGAACAATAATTAATCCTTTTAGACCTTGATATTCAAAAAGTTGTCTGAATATAAGATAGATGATGAGAGATTTACCAGAAGCGGTAGGAGAAAGTAATAAAGCTCTACGTTTACGCATTGCATGAACATATGCCTCTATTTGATGTTCTCTAACATCAATTGATTTATCATTGGAGTGTATGTTTAATGAATCAATAAACTTTTTAGCATGATATAAAGGATAATCACTATCAACAAAATCATGTGAATATGCGTAGTTTCTTTCTACACAAAACTGTTCAATATATGGTAAAAGACCAATGTATAATTGATTATTTCTTAAATCAAAAAGTCTTATTTTTCCATCCCATAATCTATTTCTGTAAGCCGGCACAAAAGTATAACCAGGAACAAAAAATTCAAAAAACAAAGAAAGTTCTTTAGCTATATGTTTTTCACATTCAACTTTTAAATAAACTTCATTTATTTTGGTAATAACTAAATGTTCTTGCATTCACTTTTCCTATAATTAAATCATTATTAATTATTTAGGAGCATAAAAAAACGAAACCAAAGTCTCGTTTTTTATTGTAATATAAAACTAATTATATAATAAAATTATTGGCCGCCAATGAATTTCTCCCAAGATATAAAATCTTTTAATTGATATGTTCTTGAATTTAATTCTTTCATGATTAATTCTATTACATTAATTACTTCTTCATGATAAACTTTTTTTTGTAATAATTTAATTAAATCATTGTCTGCTTCTAAGTAGGTATTGATGTCAGATTTAAGAGTAAATTGAAATGGTTCCCATCCGTGTTCTTCAAGTTCTTCTTTTGACATTTTACCCGTGTAATATTCCCATTTTAATTTACGCATACGTAAATAATCATAATGTGCCTTTTTACTGGCCATTTTATGTTTAACGAGTACATTTAAATATTTGCTGTGTAATTTAGGAATTTTCATTAATTCCTTACTTGGTTCAGTTTGATCCATTTCGGCATCTGATTCCCAAGCTTTAAGTATTTGTTCTAGATTTTCCATAGTATATTCAATAATTTAACAAACAATTTACATTATAACACAAACAATGTTATGTTGTATATATTTGTGTTACGCAGATTCAAAAATAAAGTAATCGTAATTAAACGAAGCAGTAGCGGTAATAATATCATCAGCTGAAGATTTGGTATCAAATTGTATATCGGATAATGATGTTGGGAATGCATTAATAAACTTTACACGAATAAGTGGATTATTCAATGATGAAAATATAGTTAATGTTGCATCAGAAAACGATTTACTACCACTCACCCTATTACTTTGTATGTTGGCTAACCTAACACGTTCTTCCAATCCTTTTGGAGATGACATAGAAAGAAACCAATTATATAATTCTTGCCAATCAGAAGCACCTTCATTAACTGTAAACGTAATATCAAAAGGATTATAAGATAGTTTATTGCCTGGAGAATATATGTCTAACAAAGGAGTATTGATTGTGGCTTTACCCATTGATACGCCTGGTAAATTTGCCACTTGACAAAAATACTGTACAGTAGGTATACGGTCAAAGCTTAATACAAACTTTGAAGGTTGTAAGTAATTGGTATTTTGGGGTTGTCTGGTTAGTGCTGTCATACTACTATTTAGGTCATAAAAAAAGAGACTTCCGAAGAAGTCTCTTTAAAATATTACTCTATGGTAATTTTATCAAAAAAATCAATAGCTTACATCAAATTTTTGACTCCGAACAAGCGATAGTACACGTTAGTACGAGCATTTAATGCACCGTTACCTTGTGTAAGACCTTGTGCGAATGGGTTAGCAACCATACCGTAACGAGTCTTAAAACCAATTTTTGGTTGGAATGTGAACTGGTCAACTGCACGAACCATTTGTAATGGAACGTATGGGCAATAGAACAGACCAGCATCGTATGGTGAAGAACCTTTGTAACCGATAGTTACGAGTTCTTGGTTAGAAGTATAACCACCAAAGTATGGGTCAATATACACTTTAATACGACCGTGTAACATACCAGCAAATGTATTACCAGTATCATCTACTTGCAAGTCAGCTTGGAGAGCAGGTGTGTAAGACAATACACCAGCCATTGCCATAGCAGAAGCAACGTCAGAAGAAACGATTAATACGTTACCTTTACCTCTACGAGTTTGTTTAGCAATAACGTTAGCATCTCTTTCGATTTGGAAAATCAAACCTTTGAAACGCTCAACAGACCAACGACCGTTAGAGTCAGTATCTAAGTCAAAGTAACCAGCAGTTGTTGTACCATACTGAGCACCAGCAACAGCACAAGTATAGATTGTACGAATAACTTCACGGTTAATTTCAGCAAGAATTTCAGTAGAAAGAATGTTAGACAATTCTGTTTCAGCGTCAAGACCATGAATTGCTTTTAAGTCTTGTGCTAATTCTAATGAATACTCAGCTTTTAATGCACGTGATTGAGCAGTTACAGTAACTTTCTCAATTGAGAATGCCATTTGTTGGAAAGCACCAGCACTGTCAGCACCTAACAATTCAGCAGATGCAGTAGGAATACCAATACCAGAAGTAGTAGCGCCTGAAGTAACGTTTTGGAAATTTCCATTAGTATCAGTTGTTAATGTACCTTGGAAACCGTATGGATTAGCAGCAGAACCAACACCAGAGAACATTGTGTTTGCTTCATTGAAGAAAGCTTCAGTATTACTTGCACCTTGAGCATTGTAACGAGCACGCATTGCAAAGATTAAACCTGTTGGTCCAGTCATTGGTTGAACACCAGCAACATCATATGCAATTAAGTTAGGTAAAGAACGGCGTACTAAAGAAATCAAAATTGGATCAAAATTCTGTACACCACCAGCAACGTTAGTTGGGCCTGTATCAGCTAATTCGTTCAAAGTTTGACGGTCTTGAGCCATCGCTTGACGTTGGTTTTCTAAAATTACAGTTGTAACTGCACGCTTGTATGGGTCAGTAATAGCTGCTAATTCTGGATGATCCAAAACTGGCGCCCATTTTTCATTTAATTGTTCTGTTAAATACATTTAATTCTCCTTGTTTTTTTTAACTGTATAGTTTATTTATTTTAATAGTGTTTTAGAGATTGCTTC